CCATGTACAGCTGCGATATGTAGCCAGTGTTGTGCATATAATAAAGATTGCTCGTGCCGCTTTCAACCCAGTTGTTGGGTAGGACTCGCTTACGATCAAATGAATCAACATCTGCTATCGCTTGGAGATCAGTGCTTGTATTACAGAATGCTTCGTATCTACTCATGCCATTGCCATGCTTCTATTATTATGCAAAATGGTTACATTTGGTATGATTACATTATGTATTAAGGCCATTATAAGACTCATAATGACCACGTCTTCGCTTTCAACATACATCTGCTCAAGCTCTTTTAATTGCCTCATTACTTCTATCATTCTATCAATCTGTTCTGCGTCACCCATATTTACTCACTATCTCCGCAAAATGCTCTGGTGTACCCTTACCCTTGGCAGTGTTGTAATACTTCTTCCAATACAATGCTTGGTCCTCCAAGGTTCGTGGCAATGGCTTTGGTACACGCCTATAATGTAAACGACAGAATACGATCTGCGCTGCTAGGTTGGTTGTTAATATGTACTGCCAATCTTCTTCTTTTGGAGTTAGGAAATATTTCCAATCCAACATACAGACAGCTGCGACAAGCTTCATCAATGATTCACGATATTTCAAATAATTGGTACAGATATCCACTGCACTAAATGGCTCACATTGCATGAATCCGCGAGCGGGGCCTTGGATCTGCTCCAGATACACAAATTTAGACTCTACTAGTCCAGTATTGTAAACCAGGTCAATGGCTTTTGGGTCAGCGTATTTCTCACCCATCTTATTCAAGACATCGGTTATGAGACCGCGCATTTGTCCTTGATCAACCACGTTTCTTCCGATATTGCTTTGCAGTTCTTCCTTGCGATTTCAATGCTTTATTCTTCTTATACTTAGCACGCTTACGTTCTTTTGCCTTTTTGTTGGGCATTACTTGGCCTTGAACATGCCTTCTAATACATCGGTAACGACATCTACTATCTTTTCAAAGAAGATCTGCTCTTTTTCTTCGCTTACAAATGGTATGTCAATCTTTTTATTGATTGCCGTTGCAATGCTATCTGACATCTCATCAGATGCCAAATGTGCCATTGCTTGCTCTTTCATTCTATCGGCTTGCTCTTCCGCAAGCTTTACAAGCATGTCTTTCATATTCATTTTACTACTCCCATTATTATGTTTACTATGATTGGAAATACCACGATCGATATCGTACCCATTAAACTAAGTTTAGCAAGTGCTCGTTCGTGGTCCTGTACGGTTCCATTTAATTTTTCCAAATGCTTTTCCACACGTGACATCATATTGAACAATGTACGCTGCCTTTCGTCTAGCTTGACCATCATTGCGTACATGTCTTTCTCTGTGCCCATCATCTTGGTCCATGACCATTGATACGGCCTTTGAGAAAACTGAGGTCATCAGAGAGTTCACGCCAAAAGTCTTCACGCTTCTCATCCGATCTATTCATTCGGTCAATAAGCTTTACATTGATACCCATTGCAGAATCAAGTACAGACTCCATTTTGTGTATTGATTGCTTTATCGATTCTAGGTCTTCGCTCTGTTCCTTTTGACTTTGAATAAGATTGTAGATCATAAAGCCGAAGAGCAAAAAGACGAAACCAGCTGCTCCGATCTGTAAATATAGGTCCGCCAACTCAGTCATCGTTCTTCCCTAGTACTTTATCTAATAAACTTTTATTCATTTCCGTTAACCTTTGCTCTCTTTCTGCTTCTAATGGTTCCATTCTTTCATCCAAGTTTTGCTCAAATTCAATCAGTGCTTCTTTGATATGCGCAATATCCTTTGCATTGTTATCAATGGAAGCATTTAGCGTAAACCAAGCACTGCACAGCGTAACGATGAACATGACCAACTGAATGGCCCATCTAACGCTAATATGTATTTGTAATTCATCATTGAGTGGCTCATTGCTCACAACACCATCCACCATGCTATGGCAGTTTCAACAACCAGGTCAGACATTGTATTGTACGCCCATTTCTTTTTAGAACCGTATGGTCGCCAATCCTCGATTATCCACTCAAATACTTCCCAAGCGATACCAAGTATCAATACGCCCATTACGCACCAAAATGGGGACCAAGAGAGCCATTGGAATATCTTGCAAAAGAATGCACCAGCTGCGAGGTGGTAACTGGTCCAGCCATCTAACTGTCCAGTGCGTTGTTGCCAGTTCACCAATCTTGCTAATGGACTATTCATCTTTCTACTACTTTATTATTGACAAGTTTATGTTTTACTAAATCCATTCTTCCATTGCTACTCGTATGCTGTGCTTCGCATACTTTCACCAATTCTTTTTCACAAGTCTCAAAGCTATCACTGCGCTTTGTGATCTCGCCATCTACCCAAAGAAAATAGTCCTTTGCAGCACTTGGGTATGTAAGTGTGCTCAAATCACCATTAGCCAACTGAATCGTTTTCTTCATTCCTGGCCTATTATTCTTATGCAGAACAATGTCGTGACCTTGAGCACACTTACGCACTATCATTAGTCGTTCTCGTCGCCCGGGTCATGGGGTGAATGGTCATCTGACTTTGCCAATGACTCTTCCAACATTCTTACAAATCCATCCTTGCTTACAGCGAGTTGCTGTTGGATAAAGTTGTTACTATTGATCTTATCATCGATATTCTTCAAATGTAGATACATCTGCTTTTGCTCGTCATTAAAGTCCTCATTGACATCGTATTCAACATCATTGAGAGTTAGAATAACTGGCGGTTGTTTTTCGTTTTTAGCCATTATTTGACTCCTTGTTAGTTAATTAATTATTCAGCGTACTTTGCTTTTGCTTTAGTTAGTAATGCAGATTTAACATCACTATCTTTATATTCTACGCTATGCTTACTTAAATATTTTTGCAACTGAGCAACTGTCCAACTATCTGCTGGTTCACCACTTGGATGTCCATTTTGAGAAACATAGTATGCTTCTTTTTCATCATCACCCCATAATGATTCAGCAACTTTCTTTACTTTTGCATCTTCTGATGAAAGTATAGAATCTGGATGTACTACATGGCGATGATATGAAACACCACCAATCTGACTTCCATTATCCATTACTTTGGTGGCTGTTCTCACTTGTATTGAGTAATCACCTTTTACTTCGATTTGGTCTACTTCGACCACTTTTTCTAAAGCCATTTTTTATTCCTATTTGTTATTTGTTCCAATCTAATTATCCAATTAGATAAAATATGTACAAGTAATTATTGCATGACCATCTGATGACCATTCTGCTCCTGTCATAGTAGTTGCTCCAGTCGCTGCATCATTAATATAAAGCGATATATACGAAACATCAGCCCCTATATATCCATCAATATTATATCCAGCAGTAACATTAAGATTTAAACCAAGCCCAATATTTCCTGAAGATTTATATTTGTCACCATTTGCAGATGTATATGGTAATCCAGTAATCCGAGCTGCTCCAGATACAGAGCCTAAGCTACTTGTTGCAAGCCTTCCTGTTATAGTTACTTGATTTCCAATTCTTATATATCGACCCGCTGTGTTTCCATCAGATGTTGCATTATTACTACCATCACTTAAAACTGGTGTCCAATCGCCTTCTTCATAAACTAATCCATCATCACCAGAAGGCTTATTATGTATGGTTGTGCCATTGGATACAGTTCCGTGAAAATCATTACCTGACTTATCAAACCATTTATCACTTGATATTCCAGACCCATCGTATTCAGCTACTGCACCGATTGGGACTACTGAGACATTATCAATAGTATAGTTTGTGGCTGTACCAGCACTTGTACATCTAAATCTTAAAACCTCAGAACCTGTTGTGCCATATATAATTGAGGTAATTGTTTTATTGCTATCTACAACCCCCAGCACTCGATCTCCACTTGCACCACCCGCAGTCAATGCTGTATTATCATATCGTAAAGAAATAGTAGAGCTACCACTTGAATAACCACTTATTTCAGCCGTTACTCTATATGCTTTCCCTGCTGTTAATCCAATGGATTGCTGAAATTCATCATTTAAGGTTTCTTGGTCAGTTATAACAGCCGCTCCTGAACTGTGTGTTGCTGTCACATTAGTTGCAGTCCACCCACTAACATCAGAATCAAAAGTACCATTAGTTACCAAGCTCGTCTGATTCGCACCTTTATATTTAAAAGGTACTGATGCACCAGAATAGAGTTCTTTTACTTCAGTAGCTGTTAAAGGCGTATTCCAAATTTTAACACCAGCAATTTGACCTTGAAAAGCAGTATCAACTGGTTCTGCTATTTTAACATTGCCAGCAATGTCTGGGATTGTAGAGGAATCTGAACCTGTTGCATCTAATCTGCCATCTAAATAAAAATTCCAAGTAGCTCCATCTCTTGTTAAGACAACGTGTTGCCATTTATTAGCAACAATAGTTGTATCTGGATTTAGCTCTACAGTTCTTGTACCACCATCCTGTACATCTATTTCCCAATTATCACTTCCATCGATTCCAAATCTCCACCAATTATCACTATTCTGATACTGACCAATAAACTCGTGCCTTGCACTAACATCTTCTGGGTAAACCCATAAGTCAATGGAAAATGAATCACCGAAACCACTTGGCATAACATCTCCACAATCAACTATATCATTAACACCATCAAATCTATAATAAGGAGATGACATTGTATTGGCTACATGGCTTTGTTTACCTTGAGATAATACATAATCAGCGTGAACCGTAGCTCCTGAATCTTGAGCCATATAAACATCAGTTACAGATGCGTTACCAAGTGTTACTGAGTTATCTGCTACTCCTGTTGTAGCTCTACCTATTACTGTTTGATTAGTCGCAGAGGCATCATCAGTTCTTGCCGCATATCCAATGCAAGTGTTTTCATTTCCGTCAGTTATAGTGTCTCCAGCATAATTTCCCAACGCTACATTTGAACCGCCTGTATTAACATCGTGCAAAGATTGAAACCCAACTGCCACATTATTTGCTCCACTTGTCAATGCAGTAAGAGATTCATAGCCAATTCCAATCGTGCCTGTCATTCCTTGAGCATTGCCTGTTGCATCCACGGCATTATAACCTATCGCAATATTTCCTACAAAATCTATATTATTGTTTAAAAGGTCTCCACCAAGTAAGGCATTTGTACCAATAGCAATATTGCCATCTATTTCTGTAGTAGAGCGATAACCTTCAACAGCACCCATTGCATCAGTACCGATTGCAATGTTATGATTTCCAGCGTTTGCCGATGCCGCTACCCCACCTGAACCATCTCCACCTTGCAAAACATCCATAGCTTGATAACCGAGTGCGATATTATTAGTTCCTGTTTGCATATCGTTCATAGCCTCATAGCCAATAGCAATATTCTTAGTTCCAGTTGTTAACGCAGTAAGAGCATAATACCCCATAGCAACTGTTCCGTTAGCAGTCGTATTACTAATTGCCGCCCCAGTTCTTGTACCTACGAGGGTACAATTTGAAACAGCTCCAGTTGCGGCATCTAAAGATGCAGTTCCTATTGCAATATTCGCTGAACCAGTATCAATTTCACCAGCGGCAGCATATCCAATTGCAACATTACCATCTGCTGTTGTAGCATTGGCTTCTAAATCATCTAATGCACCATATCCTACTGCGACATTTCGAGTTCCTGTAGTAACAGCCTTTAAAGCATTTGAACCTATCCCAACATTATTTGCCTCTGCTCCAGCCGCACCTTTACCAGCTTGAGCTCCAACATAGACATTATCTGCTCCAGTTGTTGTATAACCAGCTTGGTAGCCGATTGAAGTATTGTCGTGGGCAGTTGCGTTTGTAAATAATGCTTCTTGCCCTAATCCAGTATTCCTTGAACCAGCGGCATTTGTTTTTAGAGATGCAAAACCAACTGCTGTATTATTATTACCAGTAGTGGCTAAAAGAGATTGGTGTCCCAGAGCTGTATTTGCCGCCCCAGTTTGATTTGCCTTTAAACTTTCATAACCAATAGCCGTATTATAATATCCAGTTGTTTGAGCTTCTAAAGATTTATAACCTATAGCAACTGTTGCATTGAAAAATCGGGCATTTCCAGTACCAGCTTGATTATTTAATGCACCATAGCCAATACCTACTGAACCATCATTATCATTTTCATTTGCTAATCTTAATACTCCACTACCAATGGCAATATTAAAAGAGCCAACTGTATTAGTTGTTAGAGGTGCTTGATATGTAGAGCTATCCCAAGAACCTATTGCGACATTAGCCCCACCAGATGTGTTATTTTCTAAGGCGTGACCACCTATGGCGACATTAGATTCTCCATTCGATAAATCATTTAGAGCGTGGTAGCCAATCCCAATGTTATAATCAGCATCATCTGTTTGAGTCCCTGTACCCCCAGCAGACTCTCCAATGAATACATTATAATCTCCAGCACCATCAGAGTCACCAGCATTTTTTCCAAATATAGTATTTGATACACCACTATCATTATTAGATAGTGAGATTCGGGAGTTGTTGTCTAATACTAAAAATTGGATGTCTGTAGAATTTTGATTTGCTATTATAAAAGAACCATCATTACTTGCTCCACTCTTATTCATAGAACCAATAAACATATCACAGCCATCACCAGTTCTAAATTGTATCGCAGAGAAAGCAGTATCAGTTGTACTTGCATTTTCTAACTTCAACAACGCATTTGCATCTGTTGTAAAATTATCTACTGAATATGCAACATCAAGAGTTTCTTTGACGTGAAGTCTACAGTCTGGAGAGTCCTCGCCAATTCCTGTATTGCCTTTTATATATGTTTTACCAGCACCATAGACAGTCATTAAATCTGTTCCATCTTTATCGCCAACTCTTAATGCGTAAACATTATCATCATCACCAGCACTAATTCTTAACCCATAGCCATTTGTAGCGTGTGTGTTATATATGTCTACTGCTGGGTCACCACTATCCGACACTGTGACTTCGAGCTTGTGTGTGGGATTATTTGTACCAATTCCCAAATTAGATGTAGCACCATCAATTCTCATTACCTCTGTACCAGCACTACCACCATCATTTACTTGAAAGATTATATCTTGGTCAGATGTGTTATTTCTTATATAAGTATTGCTTCCATCATTCCAAAGTTGGGCATCTGAGTCAGCTCCCATAGTCAATGCTTTATCATCGCCTAAATTTATATTTTGAGCTAAAGTTAAATGACCTTCGTGAGTAAATCTTCCAGCTTCAGTAATTGCACCAGCACCATTTGTAGTAGTTTCAAATACAATATCTCCATCACTACTTGATGTAACAAATTTAATCTTTCCTCTATTTGCTCCAGCAGACTGCTCACCTATAATAGATGTGGTTGCTCCTGTAAGAGTCATATCACCACCAGATACAGTTACATCACCAGCAAAAGTAGCATTGCCAGTTGTCCTTGCAATAACTAAAGCATTTGAAACATCAGAAGTATCTATAATAAAATTATTTGCATTACCATCATAACGCAAATCTGCTCCTGTTGAACCACCAGCAGCTTCACGAAATGAAATCTTACCAGAGTTTGCTTGGTCTGCTGTATCAGTTCTTATAATAATTGTCGGGTCTGAATCACCAGCAATTTCAAGCAATTCTGTGGGCGTGCTATCGCCAATTCCCACCCCAGAATCTTTTATATGAACAACATCTGAGGCATTGACTCTGAAAGACATTACATCAGCAGAGGCGTGATGCTGATATACTATTCCACCAGCATCTACATCACTTGCATCGCCAAAATCAATAACACTATATCCTGTAGCTCCAGCAATCAGAGCCATCCTTGCTTGGTCGCCAGTATCGTTATTATTTTGAATAACAAATTTATTACCAGCAATTAATGTCGGTAATGTTCCAATACCATCTTGGATGTAGGTAACAGCATTTGTACTATCCACTTTAAATACATCACCAGCCGCACCATTTTTGCGTACCACCAATGCTGTTGTAGAGTCTACATCTATTGTTGATGTGCCTTCTATTACTTCGGATAGGGTCAGACCAATGCCGCCAGATACGGTCAAATCACCAGTTACACTTAACGAACCATCAATCTCTCCGCCATTGCCCAGGTCTTGCGGATTGCTTTGCCCCATTGGATTAAACATCTTAGATCTCCACCGTTCTTACTGCACCAGTAGTGGTGCTTGTTGAGTTGTAATTAAAGTATACCGTATTACCAAGGCCACGAGGTACGGTTAGATAAATTTGTGTATTCTTGGGTATGATTAGGTCATTGGATGCATTTACATCTGTAGCAGATGTTGCAAAATTAAAGTAAATCTCTACCGCACTGTAAACTCCAAGCGTTGATGTCATTGTTGCTAGTGCTAAGTGAATTGAATTATTTACATTGGCAGATGAACCAGCCGTTCCAGCTGAATTAACACTCCACTCGCCACCTACGGTTGCATTTAACGCTTCTTGAACTGATCTTTTATGTAGTTTTCCCATGATTAACTCGATTTCCTGTAAACTATTGCGAAGTCACCACTGGCCACCGCTACTGAGGACCATTCGCCATATATTGTTTGACCCGCTAGGACCGTTACGCTACTTAATGTATCCCAGATATCTGTATCCACCGATGTTGCCGTAACTACACAATCAACTGATAATGCTTGTATTGCTACATAGGTATGGGAATTAACTGTGGCGTTTGTGACGTAATCATAGCCACCGCCACCAAGGCGATTTTCTGCTTCTTGAGCAGTGTAACGATGTAAGTTTGATGTTGCCATTTCTTCTCCTATCTCTCTAAGGTGTTGGCAGACCGTGAACGAGTCCAGCTAAAAAGTGTTACTTTTTCTTCTTAGCGAACATTTTCTTTTTTGGTGCTGCTTTTGGTTCTTGTTTAACGATTTTGACACCGGGAAACTTGTTTTTTAATACTTCATAACCATCATTGACCTTCTCTTGTGCCACTTCTATTGAGTCAGTGTGCATATAGTGGTTATCTTTTTTTAATACTATCATAATAATATCTCCTACTTATACAATGGGCGATGACACGTCACCGCCCATTGCGTTACAACACTAAGGTTTAAGTATTACAGAACTCAATTCCTTTTACATGGTTGCTAGTTGTAATAACTGCACCATAGATTATGTCGGCAACTACCTTCGTGCCTAAATAATCCACAGAATATTCGCTTTGTACCCGAATGTCCTGTTGTACTGCTACAGCTATCGCTGACTTATGTACCAAGTATCCAACTTCGATTCCATCGGAAGAAGTTGTTGGTATCAATGAGCTAGTGTAGACTGGAATTCCAAAAAGCATTCCAACTTGCCCAGTATTCATGGCAGCATTGTCTGCTCCAAAACCAACACCAGCGGAAGTACTTGTTGATCCACTAACACCAGCAGCAACAAATGCTTTGGCGTTCAATAGATCAGCATAGATAAGTGGATTCACGAAGAATGCACATTCATCTGCTGGAATATCGTTTGAAATCAAGGTTCCAAGCGCGGTTTCGACATCAGCATTACTCATACTGTTATTAGCAGCAAGATCCTGATTTGTACCAATGGTTTGAAGCAATGCTTCTATCTTGGTATCGACAGCTTTTGCAAGTCCATATGCCATTGAACGCGCATACTTATCAAACAATTGCTCATTGGATTGAATCATAGCCAAATCTTCGAAAAGTTTTGCGCTATAAATGTGTTGATCAATCGCAAGGTCGATGTCGGTTTCTGTTGCTACACTATAAGCCACACCAGTGTTCACTGCTTTGGTCGCAGTAGCCACTTCTTGTACGGTTGGTATGTGTAATACATCCCCAGCTCCTTTAACCAAACTTGAGTAATCGTCAAAGAATGGTTTAAAAACTAGGTTTTTTTCAAAGTAGCGATAAACTCCATCAGCCCACAGCTCTGGAATAAAGACATCCAGCTGTGTTCCTCTTGTTGTATCACCACTAAAGACTCCATAAGCCATTTAATGGCCTCCTTTTATTATTTCGGGGTCCGCTGATAACTCGCAACAATCTTATCCCAGTGCTTTACTCGATCATTCCTATCCATCTTTGTCCAATCTTTAGGAACTTCGTTTGCAGCAACAGCGGGATTGCTCGCTACAGCTAATCGCGGATTGTTTTCAGTTAGTTTTGAATGAAGAGCGCGAAGCTTTGATAACGGTAGGTCACCAAATGTCTCACGGTCTTCCTCACTTAGGTCAGCTAGTATCTCTTCTCTCATGCGTGCTTCATCTTGTTGAGCCATCTCTACGATCGGTTCAAGCTCTGCAAGCCTTGATGCACGTTCTTCTGCCAGTTGCTGCCATTCATTCTGATCTTCCAATTGTTTTTGGCGATCAGAATCAATCTGCTTTTGCAACTTTGCGAGTTGAGCTTCACTTTGCTGCGCTCGAGATCTGTACTTTTTAGCATCTGCTATCAACTGATTAACTTCCGAGCTTTGTTCCTCAGTTGATTCTTGGCTTTCAGGAGCCACCTCTGTAGATACTTTGGGTTCAACAGGCGATCTAGTGCCTTCCGCTATCTGCGGTGCTTCCGCTTGCGTGGTTGCTTCTTCGGACATGCTGTCCTCCTTTTACATTCGTATGATCGTTGGTCGGTTTGTAAGTCTGTTCAAATTCTTTGTTATATTTCTTGCAAATAATAATGCAATGCGCTCCTCTACCTCTGGACCAACCTTTTGATGTCGCGCCACGACCCTAGCTTTGTCCTTGCGCATGGTCACCCGGCTTTTGCGACCTGGTTTACCAAAACGACCTTTTTGTAGAGATATCATCTTCTGAGCTTGTTCCGGGTCATTGATACCATAATTGATATGCAGCTCATCGCTAACACTGCTGCTCAGATACTTGAATTCTCTCCACATGGTCCCGGTCAATGTGAGGTCCGGCGGATTGATATTAGTACTGACTTGATTCTTGCCGGCCTTACGTTGCGCTTTACGTTTGGCGTATGCCGGTGTATAAACGGCAAATGGTTTACCAGTGGCATCAATACCATCTTTTGCCTGTGATATATGGGTAAAGGCAAGATCCTCACCCATGGCCTTTAGGTCATTACCAGTGAATCGAATGACTTCCTTAATTTTGAATACGCTCATAGTACTGCTTCAATGTTTCCGGCTTACGATATTTACCGGTCTTTTTCTTATTCTGTATGTTGTTGCGCGCTCGTGCACGGTCTTCCTTATATTCACTATCAGACGACACTGGTATCCACAAATGCCGACAGTTGTAGCCACCCCTGTCCATAAAACACCCGGGGAAAAGGTTTTCAATTTGCTGTCTGGTCAAAGGTTGCGCTGC